TTGTCACGCCGTCCGTTTTGGTCGGAAAGCTGTCTAAACTAGCGGGATATGCCATGCTTTTACCCGTCCTTTGAGCAAATGTTATACAGGTCTAAGTAGTTTATGGTGATGCGTTTGTTACCGGTCGAAGCGGGCCAAAGCTGCGTTGTTTCCGTGCCGACAGTCAGCGAAAGCTCTAAAAGTTCAAGCGTGCTGGCAGGAAGCGGACCAAACAGACTATGATACATCCAGATATTCAAATACGTTGATAGAACGCTGTTTGTGGCTGCCGTTGCGCTTGATGTATATGTATAATCGCCCGTTGCAACAGCCGTATTGGCTAAACTTAGTGCGGATGGTAAAGCCGACATATTAGGGTCATACTTTGACGCATCGCCAGCGCCCGCGGTTATTGTTGCGCTTTCTCCGTCAACGGTCATGCGAATTTTAGCTGTATATGTTCCAGCACTTGCAGTTAGCGCCGGAAGCGTCACCTTCCATGATGCGCCGAAATCCCAAACCGGAATGGACGCTTTCAAGCCATCGTCTGAAAACTTGAACGTACTCACCCATGCGTTATGCGCGCCGATTGCGTGCTGTGAAATCGTTACATTGACGCCGTTTCCGCTGTCCGTGTCCTCATCCATGATTGCCAGCCACCACTCCACAAGCGCAGCAGATGGCAGGCTGATTGTTCCTGTCCGCACCCCCGCACCCTGGTCGGTCACGGCGTCCCATGTCACTTCTGCCAGAGGTTGCCCGCTGTAATCGTAAGCCCAGAGGTGGAATCCCGCCATGCTTTCAGGAAGGGCCGTCCATGCGAAGTCGGTCAACTGCTCAGTAACCGCATACATGCGGATCGCGGTCTTGTTGGTTGCGTTCGCAGAGCGGATATAGCACGGGTAATGCACCCACGCATACCGATAGTTTCCCACGCCTGCATCATAGTTCATCAGCGTACCTGACAGGCTCGTTCTAAACGGCCCGTTGGCAGGCGCTGCCATGTTGTTGATGCACTCGCTTCCTGGCGTGATGGTAGGCGGGGTCGGGGGCGCAACGGGTGGCTGTTGGTTGGGATTCCACGGGTTGACGGGGATGGTTTCGATTGTCGGCTGTCCGGGGTAATACGGCTGCGGGGTGATGCTCGTGCTATCGCGGATGACGTTCTGTAAATAAACCGTGGTGGTCACGGCCTGCCCGGTCTCCTCCATCCATTTATGCTCGATTTGCCCGATATAGTACACCTCTCCTGAAATACCCAAAGTGGAAGCGGTGAGCGTCACCTTGTCCATAAGTTCGAAAGCATACTGCACGCTGGGACGCTGTTCAACCATGATAACAGGGTTTTTGGCCGGGTCTTTCAGCCCGTTTTTTATGATGGTTGCAAACGCGCTTGCATAGCCTTTGTCCTGTAAAAATGGATTGTCCAACGAGAAGCGGCGCGGGCCGTAGGTTGCAACGCTTGTGGTGTCCTCTGCGTAATAACTGCTTTGCTGTGTCACCCGCACGTTTCCGCGCGCTCGTAATCCGATAACGTAAACATCATACGGGTAGTATGACTTTATATGCAAAACCGCTCCATGAGAACGCGCATTATACATGACGCACTGCACTAACGCTGTTTTATCTGTCCCGCTCCCATCCCCTGCTGTGTTAGCCGTGTAATCAACGCCAGGCCGCGGGGTGATATAGTCCAAAATAGCATCCGTGTTTGAGTCAACGTATACTTTGATGGTATCTCCATAAGGAACAAGCAACACCCCGCCGTAAGTCCATATGGTATCAGAGAAACGCTTCCCCACCTGATTTGCGTACACCCGGATTTTATTGCGGATGTTCTCCCACGGCTGGCTCAAAGCGATTTCTTTGAGCAGAACGGACTGGTCAATGGCGTGGTTGGTCATGCCGGTGTAATCGCGGGGATAAAAGCGGGCCTGTCCGTCACGGGCAATAAAGAATTGGCCTAAGCATGACTGCGCTAAATCGTTGATGACGCTCGCCGCCGTGCGCTTGTCGGGATCATAAACCCAAACGGGCTGGCTGTCTGCGGTCACAGAACGGGAGAAGGGGTAATCCGCCGCCGTCAAAGCAAGCTCTACGCTGTCGGATACCGTGCCCCGGAAGCGCCGCTCTATACTGATTTCCGCATCGTTCAGCCAGCGCCAGCCGTCAACGAGGTCAATTCTCACCTTTTCGCCGCCGCCTGAGATGGGCTTGATGTTGTCAATTTTTCCAGTGAAAAGCGTGTATTCCGTGCCATCTGCAACCGTCACGGCTTTGATCTGACATAGTCGCCCTGGTTTCACGTTCCCGTAAAGCGGGCTGGACGTGTTGTACGGGTCGTACCGCCGCGAACGGTTCTCAAGGGTAAGGGAGGCTGTCCCTTCCTGGAAGTTCTCAAATTTCTCTCCGGAGGGAGAAATGTAATACCGCCTGCCCCTGCTCGTCTCCAGTCCGGTGACGTATTGCGCCTCGTTCGTGCCGTCCAGCACCCCGTCCCCGTTCCAGTCAAATTGAATTGACCAGACCAACTCGCCCGTGAAGGTCGGCTGCGGGCCAGGGCCGCCCGTGCCGTAAAGCGTGCTTGTGCCGTATCTAAACGCGCCGTATTTCGCCATTTACTGCCTCGCCCTTCTGACTTCTGCTTGAATAATGGGTGCCAGGATGTTTTGGATTTCATCGCGGTTTGCCGTGTTCACGGGGCTGTTGATGTTGACAATCACGCCGTTTCCAGCGCCTGCCCCGAATCCCAGTAAGCCCTCCAAAGAGGTTGCGCCTAAATTTCCAGAGCGCCGCGCCTGCCGCGCCTTGATGTCTGCGTCAAGGGAAAGCACCTGTTGGTCGCTCCACGTCCCAAAAGCTTTACCGGAGATTGCGCCCAACATGAGCATACTATCCCATGCCGCTTCCGCGTTGTCTGCGATAAATTTGAGGCCAGCCGCGATTGCCATGATGGGCAGTACGATGGTTGTCAGCGCCGTACCCAGGGCCGTGATAGCCGCCGTCCCACCCGCAAAAGCGCCGCCTCCAGCGCCAGCCGCCCCCGCTGCGCCTGCTCCACCGAAAAGGATGGATAGTTCTGTCATCAGCTTGACGATGTTTAGGACAGGCCCGGCCAGTCCCATGACACCCAGCGTAATCGCGCCAAAGCCAATGGTTGCCTGCTTTGCGCCGTCTGGCATGGAGTTGAAAGCGTCGGTCAGGAATTTGACAGCAGGCACCACCGTGTCTTTGAGGATGGTCGCCATGTCTTTCATGACGGGAAGTAAGGCCTGAGCAAGCTCGGCTTTCACGCCTAACATGCTATCCTCAAGGTCATCCATCGCCATCTCGTACTCGCGGGTCTTTTTGTAGGCTTCGTCCGTCACAATCAGGCTTTCATCAACCGCGCTTGACTGCTCCCGTATCGCGTCCCCGCCAAGTTTCATAATTTCAGCCATCGCCATGCCGGAGCGCCCGAAAGTGTCCATCAGGAACTGCGAACGTTGGAGGCCGGGCTGGAGCTTCAAGTACTGGTCAGAAAGCTTTGCGAGGCTTTCTGTTGACGGGTCAAAACCTTTACGCGTGGCCGCTTCCAGCGCCGTTTGAAGGTCGCCAAAGCCAATTTTCAAATCGTCTGCCACGTTCGCGAGGCGGGAGCTTTCTTCCATCGTTGCGCCGGTCAGGTTGGACAGGTCTTTGATGCTTTGCGTATAAACCGCAACCTCATCCACCGCGCCACCGATTGACCGCGTGATACCATTGAAAGCCCGGCCTGCAAGGTTGGCAATGTCGCCCATGAGCTGAGTTTTTAGGATCGCGCCCAGACCTTTTGCCTCATTGGCAATGTTTTTGAGCGCCCCTGATGCTTGATCGTTTGCCTTGACTGTGATTTCTATCGTGTTCGCCATTATTTTTTAGCCTCGCGTTTGGCTTTCGCTATCTGCATGTTACGGAGCGTCACCCATCTGTGATACCACTTGTAGCTAAAGTGTTCTTCAATCTCCCAGGGTGGAACGCCCCATTCCGCAGCCGCTTCCAGCACCCCAACCCACGCCGGCGGTTTTCCGCCATGTTCAAGCGCGGCAATTAGCCGCCGGCGGTCGTAGGGGATACGGCTTCATCCTGTGCGGCTTTCAACGCCTCGGCGAAACGGTTGATAAGCTCGCGGCTTTCTTTGCCGGTCAGGTTGCGGATTGCCTCGCTTGCCTGTTCAACGGTCACGGGGTGGCCGTCCACCTCTGAGACCATTTTGGCGATGATGCCCCGCGCAACGCGCAAGCGGTTGGCCTCGCCTTCCTGCAAGGCTTCCTGTTCTGCCCATGTCAATCTATCCGCGTCAAAAGTAAATTTGAAGTCCATCTGTAACCTTTCTACACGAGGGTGGCCAGGGTGTTGCACACGAGGATGTTTGCGAACAGGTCGGGGTTTGGCGCGGTAGAGAAACGCGCCCGGAAAGTAACCTGTACGGTGTTGTCGCCGTCTCCGTCCTCGCCCATCGGTTCGATGCTGTCAATTTTGGCAGCCATATTGATACGCAAAAGCTTCGTGGTGTACGTGCCGCCCGTGCCAGTCAAGGCGGATCCGGTGATGACGATTGACACGAGACGCTCAGTCCCTGCCGCAAAATCATCCTTACGCGCAACGGCCACCGCGTCATGTTCAAAAGTCACTTTGAGCAGGATTTCAGGCATGACGGTTTTTGAGAAGCTGAAAGCCTTCGAGCCGTCGCCAGTCCAGACAGGGACAACGCCGGTTTTCACGGAAAGGTCAAAGCCTAAAAACGTGTTGGTTGCCCGGGTTGCCCCGATCGTGCCGTTAGCCGCGTCGATGTAGAGTTTCGCATTCTGGAAGAGGATTTCTTCCACGTCCGTCAGAGACAGGCTCGTGAAAGTTGTCTTTGTCCGGTTGCGCCCAAACCAATCAGCCGATAACTTGACGGCCTCGCCAGCCGCGCCGGTCAGGTTGAAAGAGCGCACCTGTGCATACTCAACTTCCTCGGCCTGTGTGTTGTCGCCTGCTTCGATGGTGTAACTTTTCAGCGTCTTTGCCGCTGTGGTCGGGAACGTGTACAGGTAGGTGTATCCGTTGGTCGTGCCTCCGTTGCTCGTGCCTGTCACGACATCCTCAACGCCTGCCGATAACACATAGCCCAACTGTTCGAAAGTCGCCTCGTGTTCTGGCATGGAGACGTTCACCACTGTTTTTGGGATATAGGCGCGGTTCGTGCCCGACAAATAGCCGACGTCCTCAACGGGGAAAACCGGCTTGCTCTGGTCATCAATCACGGCCAAACCGCGATAAATGGCGGTCGCAGCTACGGCTGTACCCGCCGAACTTTCCAGCCCGATCTGGGCTTTCCGTAACATTCTGATACCTGCCATGCTGTACCTCCTAAACGGTTACTCTGGTTTTTAGCCCGTTGACTGTCCAACGAAAGCCGATTGTCTGCACCTCGCCCCATGCCATAGGCACGAGACCGGATGAAGTGATACCCGAAAATTGGATGACGTTATCCAAAAGCGCCCTGAATATGGCGTTCGGGACTGTCTGCGCGTAAGGGATGGCTCGCTCGTAGGCTGTGACAAGCGAAGGCTCCCGCATCACGTGAAGCTCTACAATGACGCTTTCAAGGTAGAGCGCCTCGCCCGTTGCGCCGTGGTCGATGGTTGCGGGGCCAGGCCATGCAAGGAAAAACGGACCGACCGCAGGCATTCTGTCATTCAGCACAGAAGGCGCGGCCTGCACGCCGTCAAGCGCCCTCAGTTTGTCCGTGATAAGCTCGATGGTATCCTGGATGTCGCTCATGGTGTCACCTTTTGAAACTGCGATAGCAGGAGCTTCACGTCAGGATCGAAGCTCGTGATGGTGGTCACGCTTCCAAACTCAGCCGCGCCGGTGATGCCAAAGGGGGCGTCCCGCCGTTTGAAAAGCCTCACCGCCTGGAGGATGCACGCCTGCTTGACCTGCGCGGGGATCGCCGAAAAGCCAAATTTCCCGTCAATTTCCACGCCCCGCTCGTGTGTCGGGAAGCCCTTTGTCCCCCAAACGGGAACATCAAGGCGCATAACCGGCCAGCCGTCAAGGCTTGCATTATACGGCCATGTCTGATAGTCGCTCGTTGCCCACGTGGTTTCATATGTACCATCCGCGTCATCGTCTGTTTTCAGGGTCGTGATGCTTGCGATATCGTCCGTGTAAAGTTCGCAGACACGATCAGCCGTGAAATACCGCTTCTCGTCCGTCCCGTTGGCATAAAAGCGCCTCCGGCAAAACTTGTCAATCATCCTGGAGACGGCTTCGACGATGCTCTCAATTGATGCGTCATCCTCGGTGTGGGTGGTGTCTATGATCGTAACCGCAGAACCCGCCGCTGAGGTGGTCACGGTTTCGGTGACGGTCAAGGCGGTCGGGGATGTCGTCACCACCGTAAACGCCCGATTATTCCCTGCCTGCGCTGAGCCCGATACCGTGATAATCGCACCCGGCACGAAGCGGGCAAGGTTGCCGCCTGTGTCCGTGATGGTGTTACCGGTGGAGGCAAAGCCGATCGTTGACGCGGTAAGCGAACGCGCCATAA